ACTACATTATGCAGACTTTGTTGTTGTCAGTTGGTGCTTTCCTCGCGCCACGTCTCGTGGGCCCCGCATTCTATGCGTGTGCCATTATCGTGATTGGTGCGGGAATCGTTGTATCCCTCTGTGTCGTGGACAGTGCGCTGGGAATTTATTTCCGGTGGCGCGGAGTTCCTGACCTACCAGAGGAACCAGTCGCCCAATGTGAGGCTGTGGTGCTTTTGGCCATCCCGGCCCAGGCGTCAAAGCTGATAAAGCAGATCAACATTTGGTCTGATGCATTGGTGGAGGCAGTTGAGAACCCTTTGCACTACCCGGCGTCGCTGGGGACGGTGTATTGTCCTCATTGTTGGGCGGCGCTTCTCATTGTGCATGAGTCGGATATGATGTTGGACTACGTGCTCTCTTGTGAAAAATTGTACCCCAGGGGGGCTGCGCCTGATGTGTGGAGGGTCCACACAGATTGCGCCATGCAGGGTGGGAGTGATCTCACAGTGCTGGCGTATCACATTCGGGAGTACACCCGCTGGTTGGAAAAGGCCATAACCAGGAAATTCACACACATTGATGCCAAAACAACCGCGGGCGTCAGTGGGTGTGAGGCTGTGGCCAACAAAGTGAATCTTGAGTCGCATGCTGGGGTCAATTGGGCCGACCTCATGGATGAGGAAGGGGAAGATGAGTTGCTTCAAGCGTTTGGGGAGAACTCATGGGCGGAACAACAGGCAGAGGAGCGAGAGCAGGTACAGGGGGTGGGTTGGGAGAACAAGACAGCTTCCACCTCATCCACCCTGCGAGATGGCGTGCGGGCCACGTCGGCTTCTGCCAACTACAATGAAAGGTATACTCAAATGATGGACAACTACCACAGGTTGGACGGTGCGATTGCAGAGAATCGGACGTACAACATGGGGTGGGCTGATGAGCGGGAACTCACCACTCTTGAGCACGATAAGCGTCAGCTTGCCGTGCAGTTGAATGCCATGCAAATTGATGAGCGCAAGCGTGTGAAGCGTGCGAAGAAGGCGGCAAAGGCGGCAAAAAGTAAGGAAAAGCAGGCAACCCAGCCTAGTCTGGAATGCATGTGTGATTACCGAGCGAGTAAGCAAGCCCAGGCCTTCATGCACATGAAGCAGTTGGCTCTTGATGCGTGTGGCAGGAATACTGACAGATTCTTTGCCAGGATTGGCTCGGAGAAGTTGATCGATGAGTGGAAGATGGCTAGGGATGCCGTGGGTGTTGAACACTCAGACATGCTTGCCGCCGCCCGATTGGACCATTACGCAGGTGTGCTTAACATCACCAGGCCAAAACCTGGTGGTGTCGTCGTGGCTGGCGTTGCTGAGGGTGGGGTGCCCAGGGGTTTCATCAACCCCTTGTTGCCCACGCCTCGGTTGGAGGCTTCTGGGGACTTTGTTCCAACTTCCCACAATGTTGTGGTGTCGGATGACACAGGGTTCAAGTCGATAAGTGCGTTGGATTATTTGGACTTTCTCACTGAGTGCAGTGCGAAGTCTGTGGAAGCTGTTGAAAGGCACATGCAAGTGGGCGAGAAGATGGCTAAGCAGACGAAGAAGGACTCAAAGAGACATAAGAATGACGACGCGCCAAAGTTGGAATCAGAGATGTCCGGCAGTAAGAGGATTGAGTTCGGTAGTAATGCCGCATTTGTCCTTTGTGGGGGTCAGGCGCGCAATGCGGCGGCTTTTCCTGTGGGGTCAGAGCGAACGAAGAATAGTGGGCTCGTGTTTGTGACACACCGTCACATGTTCGATGGCCCCAGTCAGCAGTACGTGGATGTCCCTTTCAAGTTGGGCCAGAAGGTCTCCGTCTGTTTATTTATAGACAGGACGAGACTTGTGTCAAGCGCTTTTCGGGAGGGGAACGTGGTCGCAGTGGTGGCCATTGATGGGCAGGACTTGCAGTGGGTGTACACTGACATAGTACCGGAGGGACTGAGCAAATATCCAGTGGGGAAACCCCAATTGGGACACAGCGTCAAGTTGGTCATGGGCACTTTTGCTCAGACTACGGAGGGGCCGGTTGTCTTTTGGAATGAAACCATGGGAAAGGTTGTCCATGTCCAACGGGATTACGTCTATTACGACGCCACAACGGTCAAGGGGGATTGTGGTTCCCCTGTGTACCAGCAGGATGGCACAGTTGTTGCCTCACATGTTTATGGGTCTCAAACCTATGAACCGGGGAAATTGGCCAATGCTGGCACTCGCCTTGTTCCTCCACCGCTCCCATCACGGGGACACTACCACGTCCCCCCATTCACACCGTTACCCTTTGGCCCACAGGCGGGTGCAGAGGGGGTCGCCTTGGTGGGCGGCATGCGGGCGTACCTGCGCCCGGACTTGTACCGTAGGACTGAAGCGCTGAAGTACCGCGCGTTGCGTTTCTGCAGTGAAGGGCAAAGGTATCGCCTTAACGGGCTGATCCCTGTCCACCACTACATGAAGCCATCGACTCGCATGAACCACCTTGAGGTCCAAAAGTATGGGGTCCCGGTACAGTGCGCTTTTGACAAGGATTTGTACCAAAAAGCTATGATGGCAGCGATTTTGTTTGACACGGAGGACCCGATTCGGACACCATTCGCCCCCCCCACCCAGTCGCTGATACGCTCAGTTGTTGCCAAGATGGATTTGCAAAAGTCCGCAGGCCCCACGGCCAAAGGCCTCAACGCGGCTCAGTACATACTGGAATTGGGTGGAGTGGATGCATTGGCCGAGAAGGTCCTGCGGTTGTACAATGCGATCTTGGCGGGCCCAGCCTGTCCTGAGGTCGATCGGCAGCTGTTGATAGACTGCACCATGTTTGCAGTGATTGGGAAGGAGGATGGTTACAAGGAGAAGAAGCTACCAGTACATGACCCCCCCGGCACGGGCCGGACCATACAAGCGCCTTCGCTGGAGGCTAAGGTGTTGTGGTTGGTTATGTTTGGTGAGTCTGATGATCTATGGACCCATCGAGAAGGCCACAATTGGGTGCGTACAGGGCATAATGAGGACCGTCCGGTCTCACATTATGTGCTGAAGGTGCTCAATAATGCGAAGGGTTGCATTGCGGCGGACCTCACAGCGTTTGACCGGTTTATGTTGCGGGACATGATAGATCCGTTCTTCCTCATGTACATGCAGCATTGTGTTCCCGGCACCCCATCCACGATACTGGTTTGGCTCTCATACATGGCCTCGCAAGGGGCTCTGGTGATGTCAGACGGTGTGGTGTATGAGCGTGATAGGGGAAACCCTTCTGGGTTCATGCAGACCATCAGGTTGAATTGCGTGGTGCACTTGGCGTGCTTGTGTTATGCTGTGATGCGGCTGAAGGGTTGGGATGACCCGCGGCAGGTGGCCTTGTACCTTCTGGACCACTGTATGATACAAATGTGCGGTGACGATTCCCGGTTTTTCGCCATGACGGATGATTCGGTGGGGATGTTTGATCTGCGGAATGGGGGTGAGGCATACCTTCGGGTGTGGCGTGAGGAACTCCCGTGGGAGGTCAAGATTGAGGGGTTGGCCCTCTTTCATGGTGGCATCGATGAGCGGTGCCAACAGTGTCCCCCAATGATTTCGAGAGGGTTCGTGCACATGTTCGGACTGGTCTTTGAACCATTGTACAACATTTCCAGGGTTCTCAAGAGGCTGTCAGCTAATGAGAACAGAGAAAGAGGTTTGGAGAAAGCTTTGGTGGAGTCTGCAAAGTCTACATTGGCGCTTCAGATTGTTTGGCAGTCGAGGGGGTGGTTCTTTTCACCCGCCTTGCAGTACTTTCTTCGGGAGTATGCACAGTCTGGAAACGAGATCAAGACGGCGCACACTGTGTCCTCTGACTTGTATTCTCACGCCCCTGTCCAACACTGGCCCGGTCCAAAAGACCGCCCTGTGAGGATGTGGTCGTAGGGTACCCAACCCTCTGGCGCGACCACTTGAAATAGGTCGGAAACCCGCGCCGTTTTATGGTAGCCTGTTGGGGTTGTGGTGGGTGGAGATTTGATCTGCAGTTACTATTTCGATCAACATGCAAAATACACTTCCTTTGACACCAGGTAACCCTTTGCGGAATGTTACTGGCCTTGCTAGGCAAATTGCTCTCCCAGGTGAGCATGCGCCGTTGCGATTTCCGTCGTTTCCAGCTCTGGAGCGCACCGCCGTGATGGGCTTTAACCAGCCCGTCACTTTGTCGTTGCCCGCGCTCACACCAGTTGGTATTACGGTTTTTCGGCAGGCTTGTTTTCCCGTGTGGGCTGACAGTGCTAGTGTCGGTTGTTATGGCGCCACGTGGAAAAGCGTGGGTGACAGCACAATCGGCATTGCCACTGAGCAGTACATACCCATTCCAGTGCACCCAGATTCTATCATTTCTGCCAACAGAAGCGCCACCGCGTCTCTTGTGGGTATTAATGGTTCAAACACCGTTGCCCCCTCGTTTATCCCCTTGGGGAAAGACACTGAGATGGGTGATGGTGAATGGATGTACCATGCTGGGGGCTCATTTGGTGTTGTTGTTCATGGCAATGTAGCAGCCTTGAATTTCACCCTTGTCGACGTCGTTTTGGACTTTTGGATTTCGCCTGGTGAGGCTGTCCAGATCCCCTTCTCGATGGACTTGCTTGGTGGGAATCTCGGCGTTGCGCTCACGTTCAGTGCTTTAGGCATCCAAACTGGATGGTATCGGCCAAGGAGTCTCAGGGTGTCCACATTGGGCGCTCAGAACCTCCTCACCCTTTCCGTCACCCTCGCATCGTTCTTCGGGCCGCTGTCAGGGTTGTTGGCCTACACCCCGTCGGTCACCACAGCTGGTGTGCTTGTAGCTTCCGGGGCTTCTACTCGGCTTGCGCATATCCCCCTTGTAACTCCTACTGAATTTGGCAACTCTAGGCTTCCGTGGTTCGCTACACGCGTTACCGCTGCAGCCATGTTAGGAACCAATGTTTCGCAGGTTCTCAACAAGGGCGGTACTGTGCTTGCTGGTCGCCTCAGTCCTGCTGTTGTGAATGCATTTACTGCCATTGAATCAAACGTTACCAATCTACACCCTGCTGAGAAAGCCTATCTGCCTCTGGAGACTGGTGTTTACACCTACTGCCCCCCGTCCACAGATCTCGTGTTTTTCTCTGACTACTCCTCAGTTGCTGGGCAATTTGCTCCTAGCCAACCGTTGTTCATATTGTCAAACGACAGCATGTATAACAAGATGTTCGTTACTGCTTCGGCGGTCGCGGAGACTCTTGCGTGCACAGTCACATGGCATATTGAATTCCGGACCAGCTCGGCGTTGTTCCAGATCGGGTTGTCAGCGATGACCCTTGAATCTTTGCACCAGGCACAGTTGGTACTGTCTGAGAGTGGTTACTTCTTTGAAAACCCGGACCACAAACCGCTGTTGAATAGGATTATAGCCACTGCGAAGAAGTATGCACCGGATGTCGTTGGCTCTCTTAACCCTGTTGCAGGCCGTATGCTGCAGTCTGTGCTCTCAAGGACTCTTATCCCTCGTGATGGGCCGAAGAATCCTAAGACCACTAGTGCTGCTGCCTCCGGCATGGTGGGTAAGAAGGCCCCGAAGGCGAAGAAGCCTAAAGTTGTACCAAAGAAAGGAAAGAAAAAGAAGTGATCGTAGCTGCGGATTGGTGCAGACCAAATCCAACAGGCGCCCCCGGAAGGAA